TGAACAACACTTTCTGTTTCACGTTTCTTCCGTTCATCTCTTTTCAAATATTGATTTATTCTTCCCAGAAAGCTATAAGCAGGTCACAAGCTTCTACAACAGTTCTATTACGTATCATGCCTGCTACTCTTCCATAATTTTTCCAATCTGCTGAATATATTTCTTTTTTCAGCGTAAAATTCAGCAGCTTTGTCTGCTTCCTTTGCCCCTTCTGATATAAGTCTAAATTTATGAAACCCGTCGAGTATTTTTTTCATTGTGTCATAGTCCTCTCCTGTAAAACTACGACTCCCTACAACAGCGATATTATACATGTTTCTTCCTTTTTATTTTTTATTTATTTTAACATATTTTGACACTTTTGTTAGCTTAAAAAGATTGAAAAAAGCGTTATTTTTCGTCAAACGACGAAAGCGCACAAACGTCACTTTTTGTCATTTTGAGTGACATTAACGTCACTAATTAACTCAAAAATCGTCACTATCTTTCAGACCTTGAAAAAGTAAGCGTTTTGAAAGTTTTTGACTAGAGCTCCTCTTAAAAGCAGTCCTAGAGGGGTAATGGAGCTCCTCGTGAAAAAAAATCTAGAAAAAACTCCGTATAAACGGTATTATTTCAATATTATATAAATATATTAAAGACCCAAAAAAAGCGAAAAAAGTACGTACGGAGCTTTTTTAACGCCAAAAAAAGCGCTGTAGCACCCTCAAAAAGGACCATTTCAATCGTCACACGTCAAAAAAGTCTAGAAAAAACTCCGTTCGTCGTCTCTAAAAGAGAGTGACATTAGCACTTCAGAAGGAGTATAAACGCAGCTTTTACAGAGAAAAAAAGTCGCGTTTTTAACTGCCTTTTCGTACGAAAGAAAAACGTAGAAAACGTAAATAAAGGAAAAAAAATGATGTAAGTTCTTACAATATATAGACTTATAGATATATATTTATATATATATCATATATATAATAATAGTATATATTATAAAAAGGTATAAGGAAAAAGAGAGAAAGAAAGAAAGAAAAAAAAGAGAGAAAGTAAGTGACGTAGGCTTAGAAAAATAGCGTCTACGAAGCTGATCGTCATTTTTATTTTTACTATTATTATATAGATAAATAAATAAATAAATATACTGACAAACTATCTCCCGTATTATATACTATGTTACGTGTATTATATTATACGAAAGGAAAGCAAATGCAAAGAAACTTGCTAACAGAGAAAGAAAAGGAGATAGTAAGACTGCGCCAGATAATTTACGAGCTAAAAGAAAACAATAAAGCGCTTCTGAACAAAGTGCAAAAACTTAAAGCGTATCTAAGAAATGCTTAAAAACAATGGGACGACACAAGATATACACAAGAAAGCAATTTCTGAAAGCATACAGAAAAGCTAAGAACTACGAAGAGTTAGCTTCTCTGCTGAATATCAGCATACCCACCGCTCACAACTATGTGAAACAGCATTTCAAAGTTAAGCCCTATCTTCGAAAGAATAAAAAGAAGAAGAAAAAGAAGAAGAAGGAAAAGTGTAAATACAACCTAGATTCTTTTGAGATAGCAAGAGGGTACCAGTACGATGTGACAATAGAGAATCTAGCAGACCATTATAAAGCGCCTTGGAGCCTGATTCGCACTCACCTCATGAAATTTATACGTCAGCCTCAAAAATACCGTCTGTCTAAGAAGCACTCTCCTCCAAAGAAATTAGCGCATATTAAAGTCATTAACGCTCTGATTAGAGATCCCGCTTTAGAAGATGATCCCCGACCTATGCTTGAGCTCCCGGGGTTCAACGAAAAAAATATAAACGATTTCTGGCGATACTCTTTCCATCAATGCCTGAAAGATTATGAGATACTGGATAAAATCTAGAATGCGGCAGCGTGGTTATTATGACTTAACCCTTTGTAAAGGAGAAACAAGAATGGATAACTCAAAGCAGAAATTGACAGCAAAACTCATCGTGAATTGTTAGTTGGTATGCGATTTACCCCTTCAGGCAATCCTATGTTTCAGGGTGAAAGCGGAGATTATTGGATAAAACGACGATCGGCTGGTAATTAAAAACAGATCCTGCCTGTCTCTTGCTAACTCTTATTAAGGAATGTGAGAATGAAAAAACAAGGTAAGAGGTAACTATCATTTCTTGTCAGATACACTAGAAGATTGAACAAATACTTGATCTGGAATGTTTTTAATTTCAGAATTTATTGTAAACGGATGCGAAAAAACCTCCTATCGGGATCAACAAAAAATGCAATTTAGAAAAGCGATGAGCCACCAGAAAAAGGCTCTTAATCTATTGCAAAAACACCACGGTCAGTATGGTATCTTTATGGCGCCAGGGACAGGCAAGACATTACCCATCATCCGCTATGCAAAATTTCACCTGCCTGCTCTAGTGGTATGTAGGCGTGATGATTACTATACTTGGGAACAAGAACTTCAACTGGAGGGGGTGGATTCTTCTGAAATCCAGTACATCGAAAAAGGAAATTATCAACCTTCTTTGGTCTTCCCATGGACTTTGATTACTTACGATTTGATAAAAAAATTCACTCGTTTTATCAAACAATATTCTTTCCAAATAGTTATCGCTGATGAAAGTCATATGATTAGAAGATGGAAAGCCGCTCGAACCAAAGCTCTCATACGTTGTACTAAACACATTCCCCGTAGTATTCCTATAACAGGCAGTGTTATGGGAAATGACCCCGGAGATGTTTTTACACAATGCTTGTTTGCAGACAAAGGTAAAACTTTTGGGGACAGTTTTTGGTATTTTCGAAAGAAATACTATGTACAAGCTGAACACAAAGGATGGTATCTTAGACGGGGAGCTGGAGAAGAAATTGCTGCTAAGCTTAGAAAAATTTCTTATTACGTGCACGAAGATGAAGTTCTAACTCTTCCCCCTGTTAGACACTTGATCAAATCAGCTCCTATGAGTGGCCAACAAAGAAGACACTGTAAAAAGATTTTAGAAGATTGGGAAATTGAAATAAGGGATGAGATTGTAGAGATAGATCAAGTAATCACCCAGATAACTAAACTAAGACAGGTAGCCTCAGGATTTTTATACGATGAGGAGCATAAGGCTGTTTGGTTTAAGTGCTATAAACTTAAACTTCTTAAAAATTTACTTACCGATCCCGACTACTTAGCCAACAAATCTAAAATAGTAATTTGGTGCGCTCACACAGCCGAGATAGAAAAAATAGCCGAGATTTCTGAAGAGCTAAATATCAAAGCAGTCACATTCTATGGAAGTGATGTTAAAAGAAAAAAAGAAGCCCGTAGAAAATTTCATGATGAAAGCTCTGTGCAGCTTTTTATTGGGCAAGCAGATTCAGGAGTGGGGATGAATGAATTAGTAGTTAGTGACACAGCCGTCTATTATTCTAATTCTTTCAAAGCAGTATCTCGCCAGCAATCCCGAAGAAGAATACGCAGACGAGGATCTGAAAAACATAGGATTATTACTTACTGGGATTTAGTCACTGAGGGGTCTATTGATAGACATATTCTTGAATCTCTCAATCAATGCACAGTCCTAGCAGAAACAATCTTGTCTAGGATTCAGAAGGGAGATTCTGTTTCTCAAATTCTAAATTAAAAATTTACATTCTCATGTAGAGGGTTTACAAAGAAAATACTTTAGTATACAATACAGGAAAATTCAAAAGAAGAAAAAAGTGTCGAACAGATTTTAGAAAAGGAATGACAAAGTGTTTATTCATGGTAGAATACTGATAAGTCTAAGAAGAAATTCCTTACGATATGGGAATTCCTCTTAGTACTTCTCCCCCGGGGGTTAAATTTCTTTCGAGGAAAGATTATGTCTCCAAAAAGAAAAAGAAAAAACTCTAACGAGATAATTCAACAGAATCCTTTTTTACCCCCTCGGATAGTCACTCCGATGAAGTGGTCTTATTCAACCTTGAAACTATTTCGCAAGTGTAAGCGGAAACACTATTGGACAAAGATATTCCGGTTAATTCCTCGAAGAGAAGCTGCTCCCCTTGTTATAAGCAATGTTGTACATGAGGGTTTGGCTAAATGGTACAGTTCTACACGAGCAAGTATGAAAAGGATAGCTAGAACAGTTGTAAAAACAACTAAAAAGAGGATTGAAGCTCAGCACCAATTCTACAATCAGGATGACTATGATGAAATGATGATCCTTCTTAGCACTGTAGAGGGTATGTTAATAGGTTATTCTCGTGTCTACTCTGATGATAAAAAAATATGGGAGTTCAATAAAAATGACGTTGAGGCTTGGTTCAATGTCGACAGAGGTGACTATGAATGGAGAGGAAAAATAGACCTCTTACTTTGCAAAGGAAAAACTCAATTAGTAATGGATCATAAAGTAATAAGTAATATTAATTCCTCTTTTATTGACAAACTACCTTTAGATGGACAATTAAGGGGCTATATCGTTGGAGCTCGTGACGACCTTAATAGACTTCCTAAAAGAGTAATCTACAATCTCATAAAGAAATGTAAACTAAGAAAGAAATCAGGAGAGACTACTAAGGACTTTACTAAAAGAATTAGGGAGGATTATGAAAACAGGCCAGACTTTTATTATAGCCGAGAATCTCTAACTTTTGATAAGGGGGACATAGAAGCTTTCTTAAGAGATTTAGATATTACTCATGAAGAGTATTCTTGGTATATAAATCAAAAAGTTCGAGACCCCCTTAAGCCTGAGTCATGGCCCTGCACGGACACTACTTGTGATGAATATTTTAGAAATTGCCCCTTTCAGCCTTTATGTCTCGAAGGTTTGAATAAAGGGACAGCTCGTTTGTATACTCAATACAATCCAGAATTGAAGAAAAAGAAAAGTAAAAATGTCTAATATTAAACCTAGTATTAAAGAGGGAGATAAGTTTTTTGTAATACTCAGAAAGAGTATAGTGTCAAAAAACTTTTTAGGAGAGGAATGTGCTGGTAAACGCCGTGGGCCCTATATATGTACAAAATCAACTCCTTTTGCTATATTTACAGGTCAATATAGATTTAATTTTCAGCATTGGTCGTTTGAAAAAGTTCAGGAGCAATAGAGATGACTAAGAAAATTCAGTGTTTTCAAGATGCAAGCCAAGTATTGAATTCTTTAAGTCGGCGAGATGGTAAAACGCATATCTGCCATACATGTGAAGACGAAGAGGCGTTAATTAATTCTGGATATCTCAAACCAGGTCTAATCGAAAAAAATTCACTAAAACACATAAAAGAAACTAAAAGAAACGAAAAAATATAAGGCTATGAAAAAGAGAAAGAAAAAGAAAGCAACTAGAAGAGCACGTGTTGTTCTTCCAACAGAAAAAACAATCATTGCTCAACTTATCCATGATTATATTATCGCAATATATGGCCCTCCGGGCATAGGTAAAACTGAATTTGCGGATAAGTTATCTGACCGTACTTTCTTCATTTCTACAGATCGTGGAACACGTTATAGGTACGCTTTACGAGAGGAAGTGCATACATGGGAGGAACTAATAGAAGTAATTGTTGCTTTAGAAAAACAACCCAGTCTCTACAAAATAATTGCTCTAGATCACATTGATGATATCTGTGTTTTGGCAGATATTAAAGCCTGTAAAATGCTAGATATTGAGGCGCTGGAAGATGCAGGATACTCTAAGGGGTGGAAATTATATAAGAAACTTATCTGGTCTATTTTGGAACGTTTGCTAGCTCTTGACACAGGGATAGTTTTAATTATTCACGAAACAATTAAGACTATTAAAACTGCAGTGACGGAAACTCAAAGAACTATGCCTGATTTGACTAAGTCAGCATGGAAAGTATTAATTCCTAAATGTGATTTAGTAGGATACTGTGGGTGGAAGAAACTAAAACTAAAAGGTAAAAATAAACGAACAACTTGTCGTATTATTCATACTTCTCCTACAGAGTCCATTTATTGTAAAGATAGAACTCAGCGTAGAAAACCTGAAGAAGGTTTTGAATTATTAGACGGCGAAGCATTCGCTCAAACATTTGTTAAGAAGGGAAAACAACATGGCAAAAAAGTTAAAAAAGTCAAAAAAGTCAAGTGACATTGAGTCTACTCTTGATGAACAGTTGGACGAGATGTTCGACGACTCTTGGGAAGATATAGACCCTGTATCTTTCGAAGATGTGCCAGATGACAATTACGTAACAAGGATTTTGGCAGCTGTTCTCAATAATTCTAAGCAAAGTGGGAGGCTTCAGTGTTCTTGGGAGTTTTTAATTCTACAGGGAGACTATGCTGGTAGACATGTTTACAAACATGCTGGACTTGACACAGAGGAGGCCCGAGGTTATTTTAAGGGTGACCTTGCTCGACTGGGGTACGACCAAGAAGTCAAGAGCAAAGAAGAACTCCTGGAACTTTTGGAAGAAATTATCGAAGCTCCCACTTATGTTATGATCAAAGTTGTGACTACCAAGAAAAAGGTTGACGGAGAAAAAAGGGAATATCGAAACGTTCGCATCGGTAGGGTTTTGGAACCCGATGAGGTCGAGGATGAATTCCTAGAGGATGAAATCTCTGACGATTCACAAGAAGAAGAGTGGGGTAAGGGCGACAAAGTCTTGGTTGACATTGACGGTACTGACTACCCCGGAAAAATCAAGAAGTTGAATAAGGGTGAAGCACATGTGCTTTTCGAAGATGGAGATTCAGGAGACTATCCTTTAGAAGAGTTGAAAGCTCCTGAAGAAGAGCCTGAAGAAGAGCTTGAAGAATTCAAAAAGGGTGACCGTGTTGAAGCAGATATTGACGGCACAGCCTATCCAGGTAAAGTCACGAAAATTAAAGGTGATCAAATATCTATCACTTTTGATGATGGAGATAAGGATATCTTCGACGCTTCAGATGTGACAAAACTCGAAGAAGAAGAAGAAGAAGAAGAAGAAGAAAAAGGAGAAGAGGAAGGTTGTTCTCTTATCAATACAAAAGTTAGTGTCAAAAACAAAAAGGCCATTCTTAAACTGGCCAAAGTAGACAAATTTGACCCTGACGACTTTGATACTATGGCCGATCTTCTCTGTGAAATAGGAGATTACAACGGTTTAGAAGGAAAGTATAAGACCGTTGGAGCTTTAATCAAAGCCATCAACAAAAAAACTAAAGAGTAAAGACTCTTCTCTTAGAGAGGTAGGAGATACTAAAATCTTCTACCTCTTTTATTTTTAGAGAAAGCTTTTATGGGTTTTGTAACAACAACTCGGAATTATATAACTGCTAAGATAGCAGTAACAAAATGTCTCCAGAGACATTTCAAACAAACATGTACTCACTGTCCTCAATATTCCAAATGTTCTCTATATAATAAGTACTGTGATTGTTGGATGGCTCTACAGAAACTCCAGAAAAAATAAAATGTTGACTTCTTTAATGCAGTATGTCAGGAAAAATGTCAGCCCAGAAGAATATTATAAATCTATTTTTCCCAATGTTTCTTGGCCTCTGGATAACAAAGAAACTAAGGTACTATCTCCTTTTGTAAAAGAAACAGTTCCAAGTCTCTCTCTCAATAAGGATACAGGGGCATGGTATTCTTTCTGTGCTTCTGATGAAAGAGGAGGTAACTCTATTATCTCTTTTGAAGCTGCCCGTAGAGAATGTTCTAATAGAGAAGCAGCTGAAAAGATTTTTCAAAAATTTATTCATCCTGTTATATCTAAAAATCAAATAAGAAAATGGACAAGGAAATTGAATAAAACTCCCAGTGCTCTTAAGTATCTGAGAAAAAGAGGCCTCTCTAAAAAAATTATAAGACAGCATAGACTAGGATGGAATGGAACTCGCATTACTTTCCCCATCTTAAATGAGTTTGGGTTATGTGTTAACGCTAAACTTGGGCATCCTTCTCCAAGAGAGGGAATATCTAAAATGCTTAACTATACAGAAAAAAAAGAATCTCGCTCGTTCGGTAGCCCCACTATGCTGTATCCTTTAAGTAGTTTACTAGAAAATCCAGGGGATTCTATTTTTATATGTGAAGGAGAGTGGGATACCCTTGTCTTACTATCTTTAGGAATTTTTGCAGTAACTTCTACAGCTGGAGCTAAAACATGGCCTCATAGATATAATCCTCTTTTTCAAAACAAGAAAGTTATATTAGTCTACGATAATGACAAACCAGGTAAAATAGGGGCTCAAAGAGTTTTCCATCAGTTATTAAATATAGCCAAGTCCATTAAACAAATTACAATACCCTCAAGATATGGCAAGGATGTTTCTGACTATGTGCTTCAAAAGAAGCAAATGAGATGCTCAAAAGCTTGGAAGCATTTAGCACATAAAGCTAAACTACTTGCAGATAATCCCGAAGAATTAACAATCTCTCAAAAAGAGACTATTCAGGTAGCTTTAGACCAAGCAAGTCAATCTACTTGGTACGGGCAACGTCTTCAGATAGATGCTCTTATTACAGGAAAAGATATTGCTCCTTACTTAATTCCTCGGAAGTATAGAATAAGTTGTACTTTAGACTGCGAAAATTGTGTTCTTACCAAAGAAGGAAAAGGTTTTAAGGATATTGATTTATCTGGTTCAAATGATTATATTCTAAATATGCTTGACTCTTCTAGTGAAACTAACCGTAGGAGGTTACTTATCCTAGGAGGCGTACAACCTAAAAAGCAATGTAGAGCCAAGATAGACTACCTTAAGGTTTTTAATGTAGAACTTATTCTATTAATACCTACTTTAAGTTCAGATTCTAAAGAATATGTTCAAAGAAAAGCTTTTTATATAGGGCATGGATTACGAGCTAATAAAAGCTACAGATTCACAGGTTATATGGTTACTTCTCCCAAAACTCAGCATATTGTATTTCTCTTTGATAAAGCTCAGCCTTTACAAGACGAGGTTGAAACTTTTGAGCTAGAGGATACCACTAAGGAAAAGTTAGTTAGATTCAGACCTCGGACAATCAATTATTTTGCTCATTTGCAAAGTATAGCTGATTGGCAATCCCGTCATCTTACTAAGATAATTGAAAGGCCTGATTTACATATCATAGTAGACCTTGCTTTTCACTCTGTTTCTAGTTTTTGGTTTAACCAAGAATTTATACCTCGAGGCATGTTGGATATTTTAATCATAGGAGATACACGATGTGGAAAAGGATATGTAACAGAGGGACTAAACAGGTATTATAAACTGGGAGAGATAGCTACAGGAGATAATTGTAGTTTTGCGGGTCTTGTAGGAGGTTTACAACAAATAGGCACTAATTGGAGGATAACCTGGGGGATGATTCCTTTGAATAATAATCGACTAGTCATCATAGATGAAACTTCCAGTCTAACTGAGCGAGATATTGGACGCATGAGTAGAATCCGTTCAGAAGGAGTAGCAGAAATAGTTAAAATCATCCATGAATCTACTCAAGCAAATACCCGCTTAATTTGGTTGTCTAATCCCCGTAGTGGCAGACCCATTTCAACTTATAATTATGGTGTGCAAGCTATTAAAGAATTAGTGGGAGCTGTAGAAGACCTTAGTCGTTTTGATCTTGCTTTAACTGTAGCTTCTAGTGAAGTTGATAGTGAAATTATAAATGCTCCTGCTAAATATGATGTCTCAGATATTGATAAATATCCTCGTGAACTATGTCAAGCTTTAATTCTTTGGGCTTGGTCTAGGACACCAAGTCAAATTCATTTTACAACTAGAGCTACTAATTTTATTATAAAAGAAGCTATTAAATTTGGGCATTTTTACTCTTCCAGTATTCCTTTAGTCCAAGCAGAAAACATTAGGATTAAGATAGCCAAGATTAGTGCAGCAGTGGCAGCTCGAACTTTTAGCACAGATGATACTTTTGAAAAACTAATTGTAAAAACAGTTCATGTAAAATGTGCCACTCAAATAATGAGAAACTTCTATAATAAATCCAGCATGGCTTATGATTTATATAGTAGAACTGCTTCAGCTACTTCTCAGATGGGTAGTCTTGAAGAGATAGAAAAGGTTTTTGATGTTTATTGTGGTTCTAATAAATCAAAAGTCTATACAGGATTATTAGAAATTCAGCATCTTAATCCTGATAATCTTAGTGACTATGTAGGTGATATTAGTACAGCTCGGTCTTTAATGGGAGAACTAGTTCAACTCAAATGTTTAAGTAGAATTGAAGATTTGAATTGCTGCTCTAAAACTACCCCCTTTGTACAATGGTTAAGAAAAAAAGAAATCTCATCTAGAAAAAAAGAGGATAAGCAAAATGGACGCAGAAGCAAAAAATCAAAAAAACGAAAAACCTCGTTTCTATAAGAAGGAAGAGAAAGAATATCTTGTAACAACTCAAGAAGAAATAATGGATGTTTTAACTCTGATAAGGCATACATCTTTTTCACAGACTGATAATTCCCTTCTTCAATTACAAAAAAGAATAAATGAGGTAGTTGCACTAGTACAATCACAAGTTTCTTCTATGGGATATTGGGAAAAGTGGTTTTTAACAACCGGAGCTTTAGTCTTTAATATGCTAGATAACTTCGAAAAGGAGTTTGCAATTTTTGCTCAATTTTTGCTGCAGAAACATCTAAGATATACTGCAAAACCTTTAAGAAGGTGGAAACAAACAGGTATAATTATTCGAATGGACTCTAAGGTAACCCGATTAACTTGTCTTACTGAGCAGGAAACTAATGGTTTTTATGAAGTTGAATCTATAGAAGATACAACCAAAGACCTTTTAGGCTATTGTGTGCTAGGGTATTTATTAACTCTTGAAATAAAACAAAGAAAAGAATAGTGAGCAAAGTACATTCTGCTAAACACAGAAAAAAACTTGAAACAACCAGGCAAGGCATAACAAAGAAAGCCTCAGTAGCAAATTTAGAATATTATCTGACAGTGAATTTCTTTGGAAATACTGCTAAACCGGGAGAAGTTTTTATAAAAATTGCCAAAGAAGGATCCACTGTAGCAGGACTTATAGATGCTTTAGCTATTACTATTAGCATAGCTTTACAGCATGAAGTAAAGTGGGAAATACTAGAAGGTAAGTATTTGAACACTATCTTTGAGCCACGAGATGATGAAATAAGTTCGTTAGTAGACGGAATTGCTAAAACTATCTCTGAACTGATTGAATTACGAAAGGAGATAATCAAATGAATATCGAAGATATAACACAAAAAATTGAAGTACCTAAAGAATCCCTCATAGCAACTATCTTTGATCATCAAAGAACATTGATGATAAGATATGATGAGATTGAAAGAAAAAATGGATTCAAAGTTCCAGAATTTCCCTACCATATAGAAAATGCTCAAGTTCAAGCAAGGATAAAGGACATGTTCTGGAGAACTACAGAGGAACTAGCAGAAGCCTTAGAAACTATTCCAACTGTTTCTTATCTGCAGAATTGGCCAGCTCATTGGGACAGTGACGTAGAAGTGAGGCATTTCTTCGAAGAAATAACAGACGCTCTACATTTTTTAGTTGAAGCTTCCATTATTGCCAATTTAGATCCTCAAGAAGTTCAAACTCTAAGTACAAGTATTTTTAACTATCAAGCCTTTAGGGAACAAACTTATAGAACTCTTAGGTTAATAAAACAAATTCCAATGGCTTTGGGTAGTACTGCTAATATTCTAAAAAACAAACCCTGGAAACAAACCCAAATGTGCACAGACACTAAAAAGTTTAAGGAGAATTTTTTAATTTCCTGGCGCCACTTTTTAGAAATGTGGGCTTGTTTAGATTGTAAGGAAGTTCACCTGTATATTTTTTACACGAAAAAGAATCTTGTAAATCAATGGAGACAAAAAACTAAATACTAATGAAAACAACTCTTGTTAATCTAAGAACTCATAGGTCCACAAATGTTATACGTATTGACCGTACTTCTATATTTGGTAATCCTTACAGGATAAGTACAAATTGTACTCGTAAACAATCTATTCAAAAATATCAAAAATACTTTTATAATCGTATTAAATATGACATAAAATTTAGATGGGCAGTAGAAAATCTTTCAGGACACACACTTGCTTGTTGATGTAAGCCTCAGCCCTGTCATGGTATGGTTATATTAGAATACTTGAAAGCGAAAGGCTTAGATTAATGGAAATCAAAGCAGGAACTATCACAGAACTAATGGAATCAACTACTCGATCTATGTTGGAAGATAATTCTTCTAAAACTTTCTATAGAACTAATAGTTTACATATACCTGATGTTTCTTTACATGCTCAGAATTGTGTGTATGACTTAGATGTACGTAGCCTGTGGCTATATAAACAAAGATGGACTCGATTAATAAGGCAGTACATAGATAAGACTGAATTAACGAGGTTTGTAAAACAAGCACGGTTGATTTTAGAAGGGGAAGTGCATAAGGGAACATGTACTAGTATGCTCTTCAAAAATCCAGTTTCAAAACCTAGGGAGCATAAGTGGGGAGGGTGTTTAATGGGTCTTACTTTCCATTATAATATAAATAACCGCCCTACCATAACCATGTATAGTCGGACTTGTTTTATGGGGTACATGGCGTTTCTAGATGCTGCTATACCTCATTTAATCCTCCTTAGAAAAATTTTAGAAGGTTCTAATTATTCTATTGAGGATGTTCAGTTTCGATGGCATATTAGTTCTATGCAGCTTCATTCTTTTAAGATACTTCCTTATATGCATCAACATAAGGATTTAATGAAAAAGCTTAGATATTGGCATAGGCATCGCAGAGGTAGTGCCCAGTCTATTCTCTGGAAAAACATTTGTCGTTATTATAATAAAATAAGAGGAGAGTATGACCAATATGGAGTAGATATGTTAAAACACTGTAAGTATGGGCCTTTACGTAGAATTGAAAAACGTTGGTTAGAGCATCAAGGTTATTTACCCAAGAAAAAACCTGAGCATTTATATTTAACTGAGTTAGATTTTGGAGCTTTGAAATGAATCAAAGAGGTAAAATAATTAGGCTTAAAAGACTTCAGGATTCAAGCTGTAAAAGATGCAGTCTACACAAAAGCTCCAAACATATCTGTATCTTAGGCAAAGGAAACGTGATGACTTCTATTCTTTTACTGGGAGAAGCTCCTGGGTCTGCTGAGGAGAAGACAGGTAAACCTTTTATGGGTAGGGCAGGAAAGTTATTAAACAACTTACTTGAATTACTTGAAATGCTAGACTTAGTTTACATCACCAATGCTGCTCGCTGCAGGCCCCCTGAAAATCGAAATCCTACTTTCAAAGAACTCCTTGCTTGCGGTTATTTCTTGGGTAAAGAAATTGAAATTATAAGTCCCAAGATAATAATCCCTATGGGAAGAGTAGCTATGTTTGCTCTTGGGTTTGCTGATATTAGAGCTGGAACTAAACCCTTTTTCAGTAAAGAATGGCAAGTATGGATTAACCCCACTTTTCATCCTGCTTATTGTCTAAGGCGAGGCAGGAATGCTACTAATGATTTATATAAAGTCTTAAAATGGGCAAAAGCTAAATCATTAACTTCAGAACTAGAAGGAAATTAAAGCATGCGTATATACCAAAACTTGTTCGAAGCAGCACGAGAAACTGAACGTGAACTTTTTGAAATGGGGATTGCAGTAGCTCCCCAAACTATGCAAGACAAAAATGTAGCTAATGATCCCGCTTACATTACTAAAGAGATAAGGGGTTATGGCTTCAAGATTGTAGACTGGGCAGTTAACATGGTCCATATAAAGAAGGTATTAGAGTATTTCTTCAAAGAGGAAAAAGATAGTGTCTTCTCTTATATACTAACCGAACTTAGAGATCGAACATCGGCTAAAGTTTTTAATCCCGGCCATGCTTATCTGCATCGTCAAGAATTATGGAAAGAATTTTTATATGACGGTAAATTTGCTTATACCTACAGTGAACGAATGAATCCTCAGTTACAAACTATACTGCAAGAGCTTAAAATTAATCCTGAAACGAGGCAGGCCATTATTAACATCCATAGTAATATTTGTCCTCTAATAGACGGGCAAGTTGAGGACACGGGGGCAGAAGAGAATCGTGTGTCAATAAGTGCTGACTTGGATAATCGTGGAGGAGGAAGCCGTGTTCCCTGCAGTATGTATTACCAAATTATGATACGAGAAAAGAAGGTAGATTTAATTTACACTATGCGTTCCTGTGATTTTCTAATTCATTTTCCTGTAGATATCTGTCTTGCTTTATTGTTACAAGATTGGTTTGCTGGTAAGTTAGAATTGAAAACAGGAGTATTTACCTATTTTGTAGGAAGTCTTCATGCTTATCAACATGACATGCAAATAAGAGGGATATTCTAGGAAAAAGAGATGATGAAAACTAAACCGGAAAAGTTGATAGTTAAACACATATTCAGAATGAAAAATGATAAAACGTTTGGATTAACGATACGTGCATTTCATTCACCGTTGCAATGTCCTTTCAGACATGACGAAAGTCCTGTGATCAAGCTTTAACAATACATGACCTGTAGTATTTGAAGATTTATTCAAAGGAGGTTAAACATGAGACCTAAAAGAAAAATATTACACATGGCTACTGCTTATCTTTGGAGCAAAAGAGCTTTGTGTAAACAGCCAAATCGAACAATAGGTTGTCTCATCACCACAGAGGACATGAAGCAAATTTTAAGCTTTGGGTATAATGGACCTCCTCAACCGTTGGGAAATGAAGCATGTAAAAATGTACAGGGGGGGTGTGGTTGTCTTCATGCTGAAATAAATGCCCTTATTAAAGTAGATGATACTATTCCAAACAAGATTCTATTTGTTACCATGAGTCCTTGTGAGGACTGTGCAGCAGCTATAGCTCAAGCAGACATTTCTAAAGTATATTATGGTATACCTTATAGAAATACAAAAGGATTGGACCTTCTAGCAAAATGTCATATACACACCGAACAACTTCTACTAACCGCAAACGACCTACGTCTCCTCGGTTTCTAAAAGGGAAAGTAGTTGCTATCGATACTGAGGCAACAGGGCTTGATCCTTATCATGGGGATCGTATATTTTGTTGGCATTATTGTAGTAACAAGGGTGAAGAGGGGTTTATGCACAAAACTCCTACTAACCTACGGTGGTTACGTAAATTATTAGATGATCCTTCAAAGCATATTGTTTTTCAAAATGCTAAGTATGACCTTAAGATGTTTTCTTTTGAAGGGATAGATATTTACAGTATTAAAGCTACTATAGATTGTACTCTTGTTCTTTCCAAAGTCCTTAACTCAGTAGAAGATCATCATGATCTTAGAACTTTAGCTCGAAGGCATTTAGGAATTTCTACTAAAGATAAAGATGAAGTAGATGAGTGGATCAAAACACATAAACGTAGTTTTATTAAAGAGCATGGCCGAGCTCCTAATTTTAAGGATGTCCCTCTTTCCCTAGTAAAGAAAAGAGTTAGATGGGATACTAAAACTACTTTAGATTTATATCGTGTACTGTACCCTCGGGTACAAAAAACTTGTCCTCAGTTGTATGAAACAGAGAGACAGTTAATACTTGTTTGTATTGATATGGAGAACACAGGGACTCTAATAGATATAACAAAAGCTGAAGAGTTACGAGCCATATCTCAACAGAGTGTAAAAGCTATTCAAAGAAGACTTACTAAATTAGTTTGCCCCTTGGAAGTTACTCGAAAAAAAAAGGGTAAATTTATAAAGGAGACTGTAACAGAGTTCAATGCTAACAGTGCCCATCACTTAATAGCTGCTTTTACTAAACTAGGAATTAAGCTTAAGTATAAAACTAAGCCTAAGAAAAATAAAAAAGGAGGTATGTCCAAAGGAGGCAATTGGTGCTTTGACGAATACTCTTTGATCAGGTATGTTTCTAAACCTTTAGCTTCTACCATATATGATTCAGGTAAAGAAAACTGGAGTGCTTCTAAATTTTATGATAGGATTCATAGAGTTGTTAGGAAGCATAACTTAAAAGAACGAGAGTTATTATCTCCCCTTGTTATAAAATTTCGAGAGCAAAGTAAATTAATAAATACCTACTATAATCACTTGATAGAAGACTGTGTGGACATACAGGTTACTCCTGGGGGAAGGCGGACAGGAGTATTACATTGCCAATTCAATCAAAGTGAGGCTAAGACAGGTAGGTTCAGTTCCTCAAAACCTAATCTTCAGAATATGCCTCGCTTATTAGGTCCTCGACAATGTTTCATAACTCGTAAAGGCAGGAGATGGTGGCTTGTTGATTATGGTCAAGTAGAGATGAGGTTTTATGTACATTTCTCCAAAGATATGAAAATGGCTAGTCGATTAAGTACAGACCTCCATCGACATACTGCTTCAGATATGTACGGAAAGCCTCCTGAAGAAATTACTAAAGAAGAAAGAGAAAGAGCAGCTACTATTAATTTTGCTATTATCTATGGGGCAGGGGCTGCTCAAATGGCTGAAACTCTATCTAAGAAGGGAGCTCCTACCACAGAGATTGCAGCTGCTCGTTTCAAAAATAGATATGATAGAATTTATCCTTCTGTTAAACGAACAGGGAAAGATTTAGCTGAAGAGCTTAGGCGTAAAAGTTACATCACTAATCCTTATGGAAGACGTTATTATATACCTACTAAATTTAGTTATAAAGCTTTGAACTATATGTGCCAGGGCACTTCAGCTGACTTGATTAAAAAAGTTATGTTAGAGATTTGGTTATGGCTACGTAAGATAAATTCAAAAACTAAAATGCTTATAACTGTTCATGATGAATTAATATTTGAAGTTCCCCACTCAGAACAGAAAAAGGTTGTCCCAACCTTAATCAACATGATGGAAGACCCTGATTCATTTCTTGTTCCTATTGTAGTAGGAGTGGACATAGCTCTTAAAAACTGGAGTCAAAAACAGGACGCTGAAAAAATAAAGCTTACAGGGACTGCTTAATAGTGTATAATATATTCGGTTGGCTATAGGCCATGGCCCTGACTGTATTGCATGCCTTGCTCCACAGTTAGGGCTTTTTATATCTTTCATTATTAACCTAATAATGGTTGTTTTCGCAGGAAATGGGCTTTTAAGGCTTAAAAAGGCTGGTTTTAGTGTGATTTTAGGTACAAACTAAATACTCTTTATAAGTCTTTTGTTTATAAGTATTTAGGTAAAGGAGAGCTTAGATTTTCACTCTATGTAAGTGTTTATAAAATAAGGAGTTACATAGAGTCTTCTATAAATCCTATTAAAACTTCCCCTTTACAGTGACCCCCCTAAAAATTCCCAGAAATCTTTTTCTTCATAAGTTCTTGTAAATAAAGGACTTACAGGATTTTTTATAAAACTCCAAAAATTGCCTCGACAAGTTTCCCTTGATATGGTAGAATATACTTGTAATAAAGGATTGATATTAAAAAGTTAATAATAAGCAGGGTCATTAAAAGGCAACGGTCCTGATAACGGTCAACACGGACAGCAGTCGTGGAGAAGCCGGTAGGGTTTCAACCGAAGTGGGTATTAAAAACCCCATAGCCTCGAATTCTGGTGCACACGCGCTTGGGACCCCAACGGGAACCTTGGGAGTGACGATGCGGGTTGGCCACGCTTGAGCCAACGGTCGATAGTCACTTGGTCAGTAGCGATGCAGTGGTAAGTGAACATTGCCTAAAGCCGACCACTGAGTTGTTGGGTAGTATCTGGGTTCAATTCCCAGCAGTGGTCTTTGTATCAAATCAATCAATATCAATTTATTTAAGGAGCAAGGCAATGAGTAAGAAAACAACAAAAACCACGAAGACAGTAAAGAAGATGACAGTCACGCAACTAATGGTAGCACTGAAGAAATCCAAGGACGCTTCAGAAAAGAAAAGGATCAGAGCAAACCTTCGGAAGCTTGGCCACAAGGGTGGTTTGAATCTGAGGAAGACCAAGAAGACCAAGAAAGCTAAAGCTAAAAAGTCCAAGAAAGTTGCCTAATAAAAACACTCGCCCCGTAACGGCTTGCCGGTTCGACTCCGGCATCGGGGCTTTATGAAATAATAACTTTTACAAGGAGAATTGAAAATGGCAATTGAAATCAAATCTAAAACTGGCGAAGTGTTGCTAGTTGTTGAAGGAACCGATCTTCGAGGAGCGGACCTTCGAGGAGCTGATCTTCGAGAAGCTGATTTTTGGGGAGCCAATCTTGAAGGAGCTGATTTTAGAGGAGC